CCTCTTTAAAGTAAAAGAAGATGGATCGACATGTCCCATTGAAATACTGGTTGACTTTTATGCTGGAGTAGTGTATCGTTATACCACTGTAACTTTCAAAATGGATGATGACGGAGTTCCACATCTACAATTCTCATATGAACTTTTGGAAACAAAAAAGTTTAGTGAATTGAAACTTCGTCAGGATAGTAGATTTATCCAGATGGTCGGACTAATTCTTAATGCGTTGATGCTTGAGGCATCAGAAGAGGACGGTGAGAGTGAAACTAGAACAGACGATAATCAGGAACCTCATCAAGAATGAGAATTACACTCGCAAGGTATTACCGTTTCTTAAAGAGGAGTATTTCGGTTCATTAGAGGATCGACTTCTGTTTAAGGAAGTTTCTGACTTTATACTAAAGTATAATCAGCAACCAACGTTTGATGCCTTGTCTATTGAGGTTGATAATATTCGTGGTTCTACCGATGATACTATCAAGACAATACAAGAGACATTAAAAAGTCTAGATTCCGACACATCTACCACGAATGAGGACTGGCTTATAGACTCCACAGAAAAGTTCTGTCAGGAGAAGGCGATCTATAATGCCATTACTCATTCGCTGGAGATTATGAACGGCAAAGGCAAACTGACCAAGGGAGCAATCCCTGGTCTTTTGTCTGATGCATTGTCTATCTCTTTTGATCCAAACATCGGTCACGATTACTTTGAACAAGCTGAAGAAAGGTATGAACATTATCATAAAGTCGAAGAACGCCTACCATTCGATCTTGAGTTCTTTAACAAGATTACCAAGAATGGCATTCCAAAGAAAACTCTTAATATTGTTATGGGTGGTGTTGGAGGCGGCAAGTCTCTTACTCTTTGCCATCTTACTGCCGGTTATCTTACTCAAGGCAAGAATGTTCTTTATATCTCCCTAGAATTATCTGAGAATGAGTTGTCTAAACGTATTGACGCCAACCTTATGAATATCACACTGGACGATCTAATGGCTCTGCCTAAAGACCTGTATGATAAGAAGATAGCCAACATACGGCAGAAAACCAATGGTAAGTTGGTTATCAAAGAGTTTGCCACAGCCACTGCCTCGACTATTCATTTCAGATCATTGCTTAATGAATTGAATCTTAAGAAAGGCTTCATGCCTGATGTTATCATGATTGACTATCTCAACATCTGTGCCTCGGCTAGATTGAAACCTGGTGCTGGTGTCAATAGTTATACTTTCGTCAAGGCAATTGCGGAAGAGATTAGAGGCTTGGCGGTTGAGTTCAATGTGCCAATCTGGTCTGCTACACAGTTGACCCGTAGCGGTTACACTAGCACAGATCCGGGTATGGAAGATACCTCTGAATCCTTTGGTCTGCCAGCAACTGCCGATTTCTTCTTTGCGCTGGTTGTTACCGAGCAGTTGACACAGTTAAACCAAATCATGGTAAAACAATTGAAGAACCGTTACAATGATCCTTCATTAAACAAGAGGTTTATCATAGGAGTTGACAGATCGAAAATGAAGTTATATGATGTGGAGTCATCTGCACAAAACATAACGGATACAGGACAGGAGGAGATTAAACCAATACCTAGAAACTTTGATGGTGGAAAAAACAAATTTAAAGGATTAAAAGTATGATCAAGCGCCTATATACCTACTATCCAGAATTTGACGACTCTGACAATCTAGTTTGGTTAGTCTATGAAGAAACATCGGCACAAGTAATGGCTGAGTTTTGGTTTGAAGAAGATGCAGAGAAACTATGTAATTTCTTAGATGATGGAGGCGGCTTTGCAGGCTTTACACCTTCCTTTATGTTGAAGAAAGTTTCGTCTATGAATATCAATGAGGCATTTACCGCAGAGTTCACTTGACATTCCTTAAAAAGAGAGTATAATATAAGAACGATAAAGACTGGTTCCATAACTCAACAGGATAGAGTAACTGCCTTCTAAGCAGTAAGTTGGAGGTTCGAGTCCTCCTGGGACCGCCATAACTGTTTGAATAAGGATTCATTATGATTGTTTATTGGTCACCATTCGTTAATCCTATGTTTGTGCCTTACATAAGCTATCAGGATCCGGAGAGTATAGATTCCAGACTTGCTTCTATGCGAGTGAGTGTGGATAGTAAACTAAGAGACTTTAGATATTGTCCTTCAATAAGAGACCAAACAAAAAATCTTTATGCATTGAAGTTTCCTGTAGATTACAGCCTAACTTTTGATATACAAAGAGAGTATGTCCAATCAGATTTATATAATCAAGAGTTCTTTGATAATATGATACGGACAAGATCGTTTGAGCCTGTTTGTTGTACCTACAGAATTTGTTATATCTTTGTGGCAGAAGATAGTTTGGAAGTTGAGGTAACTAGCCCATATCTATCCGAAAATATCTTTAGTAACTCGACTTATATTTTACCTGGTAAGTTTGATATCGGTAAGTGGCTAAGGCCTGTGGATTGTTCTTTCTTGGTGAGAGAAGGTATATCTAATGTGCCGATGAACAAAGGTGATGATTGGGCTTACATAAACTTTTTAACTGATAAAAAGGTGGTGTTTAAAAAGTTTTACTTTACCGATAAGTTGAATGATATAATGACAAATATCCTAAATGTCAAGACTTATCAAAAGGTACATTTTAGTCCGTTATCATCATGGTATGACTTATATCAAAAATCTAAGATGAAAAATCTAGTCCTGCGGGAGATAAAAGAAAACTTGATGGATAGGGTGTGACATTTTGTCGCACTTTTTTGTGAAAAAAGTTCTTGACTATCGACCAAGACGCCTATATAGTATGCGTCTCTTGTGTGAAGGAGAATGAAAATGAAGGAAGAAACCGTAAAAAGATATTACTACTGGGAAGTGGAAGCGGTTGACAAGTCTGGTAAGATAGTCTATAATGATACCTATCTTGACTTCAGAAAGGCTTGTGATAAGTTTCTTTCATTTAAAAACAAGGCAAGAGTTTCCTTACAACGCAAGTTTAAGGAACGTAAAATTGCCTAGCTGTTTGTCAATCGAATATGGTTATAGTAAGGGCTGCGGGTCGGACGCTAAGGCACGGGACTGCAAATCCTTGGGAACTCGGTTGAACTCCGGGGCGGCCCTCCATTACTATTAACACGGTCCCATCGTCTAATGGTTAGGACAACGGCCTTTCACGCCGTTAATGCCGGTTCGAATCCGACTGGGATCACCAATTGCGGGTATAGTATAAAGGTATTATGTCACATTGCCAATGTGAAGAAGGTGGGTCAGTACCACCTACCCGCTCCAATTCTGAAAGGTTATTTCGTGCAACAATTAAAACGTGAAGCAATTTTTAAATTAGTGGTGTTCTTTGCTATTTGTATCACCATAGGATTTATTGCTAGTGACATTAATATATTAGCAGGACAGTAATGAAACAAGTTAATCAGGAAGTTATTGTTGATGGTGCTTTTGCCTATCCTGTTCTAGTAACAAATTTGGCAGAGGTCATAAGACAAGATACGGATATACAGAAAGAGATTTTACAGTTAGTCAACTATACTGTAGATCAAGATAATTTTGAAATGAATGGAAGTAGAAACTTTTTGAGCAAGGACTATCAGGTCCTAAATGATAAAAAGTTACATTTCATCATACAAAAGTTTTTAGATTATTATTCTGAGGATATTTTAGGAGAAGAACCAAAGTTAGGTGTATCTATCTCGTGGATGAACCTTAATCCACCTGGCACATATCATTTGAAACATAAACATCCTAATAGTAAGATCAGTGGATGTTTCTATATAAATGTGGACGATAAAACAGGAAACTTGAACATATATCGTCCAGAAGAAATGCTTGATGAGTATAGGGATGACATTGTGAAGAATACTCCTTATAACTGGACACATATGACATACAAGCCTAAGAAGTATGATTTGTATTTGTTTCCAAGTAGGTTGTATCATTCAGTTGAAGAAAACCTATCAGACATAAGTAGATTATCATTGGCGTTCAATACCTTCTATGTCAAAGATATTGGAAGCCGGGCACAGCAACTACCAATTAGGGAGAGTTAAATGAGTTTTTTTGAAATTTCTGATGCAACAAAACAAGCCGCTATCGAGGCTATGAAAAAGAGTTTACCTGGTCATACTGATGCAGAGTATGAAAAGGCTTTCTTTGATGCGGTTGCGGAAGTTAGAAAGCAATTTGGTTTTTAATTAATCTGGTCTGGTAGTTCAGTTGGTTAGAACGCTAGCCTGTCACGCTAGAGGCCGTGGGTTCGAGTCCCATCCAGATCGCCATTTGCCCTTATAGTATAATGATAT